CAAATTATTCGCATGACTAACATCAAGATTGTGGAGCACACATGAGCATTCCACCCAAAACAGGATGGCCTCCGGGAATGCTACAAGACGACGACAAGAAACTGTCTCGCTGGTTTGCAAGCCGCCCCGGTGCCCGCTATCAAGTAAGAAAGAACATTATGGAAAACGAACGTTTAGCACAAGAAGTATATGATATGCTAGAAGATGCCCTATGTGATGCCGATTGGGATTACGTAGTGGAAGCTAAGGAAACCTTGAGTAATTATCTGAGTAGGTGTGATGCACTTACACAGCTAGTGCAAGAGGGTCAGAGATTAGGCGGTTACGACTGAGGAACAATATGACTACACTGTATGGACGCGAAGCTTTAGATGTGCTTATTAGTAGCACACCCGACTTTGAACATATCCCTGATGGTAAGCAGGAGAAGCACAACCACGTCGATTGTGATGCTGGTGAGGATACTAAGCAGCGTCTGTACGTGAAGCATGTAGATGGTGCCATCCTATTCCACTGTCACCATTGCGGCACCAGCGGTTACTATCGCCCGAGAGAGCGTTACTCACCCATTGCTGAAGAAGTAAACCGCATGGTAGGGCTAGTACCAAAACCAAAGACAACTAGCTACGACGAGCTAACTGCTAAAGAGGAGTTCGATAGTTTCCGAATAGAAGGTCAGTTGTGGTTAAACCAATACGGGTTTGACGCACAGATGTGCGAAGACTATGGCATCAAGGAAAGTGTAAGCGGGCTTATATTGCCTGTTTACAAGAAAAACATCCTAGGTCTTACAGATGTTGCAGGATATCAAATTAGGCGCTATAATGGTTTGCCCAAGTACACCACATATACAGATCAAAACTACAGCTATCTGTCCTCTGCACTCTCACTCAGCGTAATCATCACAGAGGATTTGCTGAGCAGCTACAAGTTGCATGCTGCTGGATACTCTACAGTGTGTTTACTTGGTACAAGCTTAAGCCCTGAGATGTGCACGTGGATGGCACAGACATACCCTAGGCAAGTGTTGTGGCTAGACGACGACAAGGGCGGTCATCATGGTGCACTTAAAATTATCAAGGAGTTCAGTGTACTCATGCCAGAACTAACCGCCATCTTTCAGAAACAACCAAAAGAAATTGACATGGATGAGTTAAAACAATTGGAGCTTTAATGAGTTACGATATTGATTTGCTAGCAGTTACTAGTAACAAGACAACATACGAGAGGTTCAAAGATCATGTAAAGAAACACAACGTATCTTCCATCACACTAGAGTTGTTCAATGTGATGGGCGAATATTGGGAGAGCTACCCACTACGCACTGAGATAGATGTAGCAGAGTTCAAGACATTCTTCTTCATCGTCAAAGGCAAGAAGATCAAAGATCCTTCTAAGTATGAATTGGCATTCGACAATTACGAGAAGGCACTGGCAGATGAGAAACCCATTGTCAAGGATATCCTAGCCAAGCTAATCGAAACCGATTACGCTACGCAAGTGTATGATGTGTGTGTTAAGATTGGAACAGGCAGGGGCGGTGACTTACTATCTGTCGAAGAGATTCTAAACAACTACAAGAAAGAGGTTGGCGCTAGCGTAGAGAAGAGCGACGTATTCGTTAGCCCTAGCCTAGACTATCTGTCGAGCACAGTGGCAAGTGGTGGCCTTACGTGGCGATTGAAAGAGCTTAACGTAGCGTTAGGCCCGATTCGCAAGGGTGACTTCATCATCATTGCTGCACGACCAGAGACAGGCAAGACAACGTTCGTTGCCAGCGAAGCTAGCCACATGATGACGCAGCTACAGCCTGACGAGCATGTGATTTGGATTAACAACGAGGAAGCCAGTAACAAGGTAATGATGCGTGTCATTCAAGCCGCATATCAAGTTACTAGTAGCGAACTGCTAGGTGATCCTAAGATGTTTGAGCTAGCATTCTTAGGACAGGGTGGAGATAGGTTTCTGATTCTTGACGACGACAGTAACATCAAGTCAGCTAACAAAATCTCAGCACTGTTCAAGGAGTTCAAGCCCGGACTCATCATCTTTGATCAGCTAGACAAGGTGCATGGTTTCCAGAACGATAGGGAAGACCTACGCATCGGTAAGCTGTACGAGTGGGCACGAGATGTAGCTAAGGAATATTGCCCGGTCATTGCTGTGAGCCAAGTGGACGGCACTGGCGAGGGTGAGAAGTGGATTCAGATGAATCAGCTACGAGGGAGTAAGACAGACAAGGTTGGTGAGGCAGATGCCATCATCACAATCGGTAAGAGTAACGAGCCGGGGATGGACTTACAGCGTTACATTCATGTGCCTAAGAACAAACTGTTCGGAGGTAAGGATACGCTAGAAGCACATCGTCACGGATGTTTTGAAGTTGATATTGATCCAGCGAGGGCACGATATGTCAGCAAGTGGAAAGTCCGTTAAGAGTGGTGATGTGTATCTAGATGACGACGGGTACATGCGTGTGCTGATGACCAATACTAGTGACGTGTGGTTTACCTTTCTAGTTTCAAAACCAGACACAGGATCAGCATCGTGGGTCAGTGAGCCTAAAGCAAAGGCGTTCATCCCTGACAAAAGCAAGTACGTGATGAACATCAAGGACATGCTTGTTAGTGTACGACAGGAGTTGCTCAGTGAACCTAGTAATTGACCTAGAGACAACCATGCGGTGTCCCGTTGGAAACAACGAGGCTAACCCCATGTGGCCCCATAACAAAATCATTGCGTATGGTTCCATGTCTCTTGACGACGAGTTCGGAGAAAACTACGCATACTTGTATGACAAGCACGGCCTAGAGGAAGACCAACTGCGCCTCTCCTGTTCTCTAGCACACATTGTAGTAGGTCACAACGTCAAGTTCGACTTATTGTACATCTACCGCAATACTAGTACCAAGCTTCCCCGCATCTGGGATACACAGTTAGCCGCTTATATTCTCAGTGCACAACAGCATCTGTATGCTAGCCTAGACGAGTTGACGCTACAGTACATCGGTGCACACGCACTGAAGGATGACAAGATCAAAGCCTACTGGAAGGCTGGTGTGGCAACTGAGGACATTCCAAAGGGTGAACTGCTGTCTTACCTAGAGGGTGATGTACGTAACACTGCAGCAATTTTCAAAGAGCAGTGGGATGAGTGTGAGAAGCTAGACTTGCTACCTCTGATGCTCACACAGATGGATGCGCTACGTGCCACCATTGAGATGAATCGTAACGGCATGCGTGTTGATTGGAAGTATGTTGACTCACAGCGTAAGGCATACAGCGAGTGGCTTACTAATTCTAGAGAACTAGCAGAAACACTTGCACCCGGTGTTGATACAGCTAGCCCTAAACAATTGTCCCTCTACTTCTTTGGTGGAGATGAGAAATACAAAGAGAAAGAACAAGATGGTTTTTATAAGAATGGTAATCCACGGTTTAAAACTGTGGAAAAGATTCGTAAGATCGAAGGTAAATACCCGCCTCCGGGGGAGCTAGGCAAGGGTGGCTATTACAGCACTGACGACAGTGTGCTACGTGATTTAGCCAATAACCTCAAGGATGCACTGGCAGCTACGCTACTAGTAATCCGCGAGTACAGCAAGATCAAGGAGACATACTACGACGGCCTGAATAGTCTGCGGTTTCTAGATGACAACATCTATCCTAACCTAAATCACTGCTCAACCAAGACAGGGCGGCTATCTTCCACTAACCCTAACCTACAGAATCAGACAGATGCAGGGGATGTTAAGCGTTCCTACGTTAGTCGCTACGGCGACAATGGTCGCATCCTAGAGCTAGACTATTCGCAGCTAGAGATGGTTGCACTGGCCTACCTAGCAGATGACAAGCAACTTATCGACGACATTAACAATGGGCGAGACATGCACCGAGAACTGTACAAAGGTATGTACGGTGTGTATCCCACTGACAAAGAGCGTAAGCCATTCAAGCGGTTTAGCTTTCTGCTGGTGTATGGTGGCGGTGCCACTACGTTAATGGCACAGAGTGGTTGCGACAAAGCCACTGCCAAGAAGTTCATCAACACGTTCTACACACGCTACAAAGGAGTGAAGGAGTACCATGAGCGAATCGTAAAGGAAGCTGAAGCTAAAGCTGTGGTGAGTTACTCAGAGGACAAGACTGGCCCCGAGTATCACTACTACCATGCTAGCCCGACAGGACGGCACTACATCTTCAAGAAGTATCCTAACGAATACAAGGGTGGGCTATCGTTCAGCCCTACCGAATTGAAGAACTGGCCCATTCAAGGCTTTGCCACTGGCGACGTTGTGCCTATGATGGTAGGTCTACTTCTCAACAACCTAGAGAAAGAAGGCTTGCACTCGGTAGCGAAACTAGTAATGACTGTGCACGATAGCGTAGTGCTTGACGTGCCAGAAAAACTACTTTACAATGTAGCTTCAGTAGCAAAGAATACTTTAGAGAGTGCTCCAGCATATCTAAAGTCTATCTTCAACATTGACTTCCCATGCAAACTAAGTGTTGGTGTGGAAGCAGGAATTAATTGGCAAGACAAAGAGGAAATTAAACTATGAGCTATATCATTGAGAACATCACCCAGAAAGAAGTCAACACCAAGTTCGGCCCTAAGCCAGCATTCACTGTGCATGCTAATGGTGAGCGGTTTAGCTATGGATTCAAGAAGCCTACCTTCAAGATTGGCGACACTGTAGACTTCCAATATACCGAGAACACCTACGGCAAGAACGTCGATCTAGCAAGCGTTCGTCTGCTAAGCAAGGGGGAGGGTGCACCCGCTGTCTCCGGTGCTGCTGTAGGCGGTTCTAGCCCTGCTCCTAAGGCATATAGCGCACCAGCTAAGGTGTTCCCAATTCCTCCGCTACATGGTGACCGTGCCATTGTGCGTCAGAATTCAATTACCAATGCTGTGAAAGCTGTAGCTGATATTCTCGACAGCGATGATATGAATATCGACCTGTATGTAGACACCATCATTTCAGTTGCCCGTAAGTTTGAAGCCTACTCCTGTGGCGATCTTGACGCAGCATACGCTGAAGAGATGGTTGCTAAAGAGGCATAATGAAAACAATCGACACCTTAGTGCCAGACATTTACAAGTTCATCAGTGGCGAAGTTCCAGCAGCCACTACGAACAACAATGTAAGTGTCAGCTATGACAAGTGGATGAATCCACGATCTTCTGATCGGGAGAAGAACATTCTGTACTTCAGCGAAGTTGGTGACCCCTGCCCACGTCGCCTGTGGTACAAATACAATTCTCCTGACATTGCTGAGAAGCATGACGGCAACACACTGCTCAAGTTCTTCTATGGCGACATTCTAGAA